GTTGTCGAGGCTAGCGATACAGCCGCAACTCAAATGGCATCTGTAAATGCTAAAAAGCAGATGCAGGATCCATCCGCTAGTAAGGTTACTTTACCAAAGGAAACAGCCAAGTATAAGGGTCTGTATCAAGACGGTACAGGTAAAGGAGCAATCATCCCTGAGCCACTTGATGTCGATCAATTAGGTGATGGCGACTCTGCAACCAAGCAGAGAGCATCGGTTGATAAGAAGCGCATGGCAAAGGAAGACCTCGCTGTTCACATGGACGCAATGTTCAATGGTGAAGATCTAAGCGAGAATTTCAAGACCAAGGCTTCGACTATTTTTGAAACCGCTGTAAATGAGCGTATCGAAACCATTGCTGAAGAACTTGAAACTGAGTTCGACACTCGTATTCTTGCTGCCCAAGAGCAAATCAAGAATGAATTGACCGAGCAATTAGACTCATATCTCTCGTATGTCATCGAAGAATGGATGACCGAAAACCGTCTCGCTGTAGAGAAGGGCATTCGTACCGAGGTAACAGAACAATTCATCGAAGGTCTTCGTTCACTCTTCCTTGAACACAACATTGAAGTTCCAACCGCTAAGATTGATCTTGTTGATGAAATGGCAGAGAAGGTTGAAGGTCTCACCAACGAACTCAATGAGCAGATTATCAAGAATGTCGAAATCAGCAAGAAGGTTGCCGAACTTCGCCGTTCCGATATTCTAGACGAGCAATGCGATGGTTTAGCAGAAACTCAGAAAGAAAGACTGAAGAAGTTAGCAGAGGGAGTTTCCTTCGAAGACGAAAGCGACTTCCGTAGCAAGTTGGACATCATTCGTGAATCGTATTTCGGAACCAACCCTTCTGAGGATACTGATTCAGATGCAACTGAAGGAAATATTTCGGAAGAAATCGGAGATTCAATCGATGGTTCTGATGTTCCTTCTGTGGAAAACATCAGCGAATCAATGAGTGTCTATGCTAATGCTCTTTCTCGTTTAAACCGCACACGCAAGTAAGCAAAACAATGCGATTTCTAAATAATGAGTTACCTTTTAAGTATATTCAATCAACTAATTTGTCATAGGAGACAAAAATGGATCTAACCATCTCAGAATCGCTACAAAAGAAGTGGAAGGCAATCGTCGAACACGCGGAACTTCCCGAAATCAAGGACAACTGGCGCAAGACAGTTACCACTCAACTCTTAGAGAACCAGGAGCAGTACCTCCGCGAAGCATCGCCCGCTAACTCTGCTGGCACAATGGCTGACACCGGTGGTGTTGCTAAGTGGGATCCTATCCTCATCTCGCTCGTTCGCCGTGCAATGCCAAACCTGATTGCTTATGACATCTGCGGCGTTCAGCCAATGAGCGGACCAACTGGTCTTATCTTTGCTCTCCGCGCTCGTTATAACGAACAGGCTGGCAGCGAAGCCCTCTTCCAAGAGGCTGATACTCGTTTCGGTGGCTCGGGTGGTACACCTGGCTATGCTCCAAGCGCACTTGGTTACTCTGGTCAGGATCTTTCCACAACTGCATTCGGCGTTGATCCATTCTTTAGCGCAGCAGAAGCAACCCTTGGTACAATTCCTGCCGGTGGTGATACAACAACTCGTGGTATGACCACAGCAATGGGTGAAGCACTAGGTGATGCTTCTACTAACAACTTTGCTCAGATGGCATTTAGCATCGAAAAGACCACGGTTACTGCAAAGACCCGTGCGCTCAAGGCTGAATACACAATGGAACTCGCACAGGATCTAAAGGCAATTCACGGTCTTGATGCCGAGACAGAACTCGCTAACATTCTGTCCAGCGAAATCCTTGCTGAAATCAACCGCGAAGTTGTTCGTACCGTTTATCGCAACGCCAAGTTGGGAGCCAAGTCTGGTACAACTCAGACCAAGGGTATCTTCGACCTGAATGTTGACTCAAACGGTCGTTGGTCGGTTGAGAAGTTCAAGGGTCTGCTGTTCCAGATTGAGCGTGAGTGCAATCAGATTGCTAAGGAAACTCGCCGTGGCAAGGGCAATTTTGTCCTCTGCTCTAGTGATGTTGCTTCGGCTCTAGCCATGTCGGGTGTTCTCGACTATGCTCCAGCCTTGTCCACCAACCTTCAGGTTGATGACACGGGCAACACCTTCGCAGGTGTTCTCAATGGTCGCCTTCGCGTCTACATTGATCCTTACTACTCAACAACTCTTGCTTCCGACTTCTTCTGTGTCGGTTATAAGGGTTCCAGCCCATATGATGCAGGTCTGTTCTACTGCCCATATGTTCCGCTACAGATGGTACGCGCTGTTGGTGAAAACACCTTCCAGCCAAAGATCGGATTCAAGACCCGCTACGGCATGGTCAACAATCCGTTCGTTCTTGGAACCAACAATCAGCCAATCGCTGATGTTGATGCTTCAAGCGCAACTCGTAGCAACCAGTACTACCGTATCGTTAAGGTCAATAACCTCTTCTGATTCACAGTACGCATTAAGTTACCCCACATTTGGAATAGGAGCGGCAGAAATGCCGCTCTTATTCTTTTATATCTAAATATAGATTGGAGGCGTGATGTACGAAATACCCGCAGATTACCAAAACGGTATCTATGAAAAGATGCCTACGGATACAAATCTTTCCAATCCATCAAACTTCAGATTTAGTTTGAAGCGAGTTCCAACCTTGGCATACTTCTGCACAGGTATTTCTTTACCGGGTTGGGCAAACCCCACAATAAATATTCCTACTGGATTTGCTGGCGGTAGATCTGTACTAAAATCAACAAGCGAATCAGTAACACATGGTGATGCGGTATTTAAGTTCTTGGTAAACGAAGATTTATCAAACTATAATTCATTAGTAAAATGGTCAAAAGAGTGTGCAGGACTCAATGACTTTAATAGTGTTACATGGCGAAATTGGATGTCAGAAGAAGGTTACTTGTTAGTATTGAGTAATCGTAAAACTCCGACATTCAGAATTACTTTTCGCGGATTGTTTCCGATAAATGTTAGCGAGTTAGCGTACAAGACAACAGATGTAGATAATGCTCCTATGGTGGCTAGCGTTACTATGGCATTCACATACTATACCTATGAGAAATTAATCAACGCATGAGTATCGAATCCGACAAAACCTATACCGAAAAAGATTATGGGATTGCAGATCGTACAATCATTGGTGCAATTGATAGTAATCTAAACACCAATCTATTAGCACCCACTAATTTTCTATTTTCTTTTCGCAAAATTCCAAACATGACATATTTCATTCAGGAGTTTACTCTTCCTGAATGTGGAGCAGAACCATTAACATCAGAGTTTACAATTGGGCCTACAGTTAAAATACCAAAAGCATCATTCTCTTATGGGACAATTTCTATTAAGTTTCTCATCAACCAAGACTTTTCTAATTACTATGCAGTAGTGCAATGGATTCTTGAAAATACAGGATATGAAACTTTCATTACAAATGAAAGCCAAGACAAGGGTTCTTCGGATGAAGGATCACTCATCTTACTCACCAACAAGAAAAATGCATTTAGAAAAATTGATTTTTGGGGATTGGTTCCTGTAGATCTATCTGGTCTTGAATTTTCAAATGATATAACAGATATCACTACTATGTCTGCAACTCTCAAGATGTCGGTTTCGAGATATATTACTACAAACCTTTGACTTTTGCTGTGGGGATGATATACTACATCGATCATGCATCTCGATAAAATCAAAGAAATGGCAGAGAAAGATCTGCCTATTGACGATACAGAACTAGGTACTGAGTCTGTTCGTATTCCTCAACTCCACAACAAGTATCTCGTTATTTTTCATGACGAGCGATTGACTCTTCGTAAAGCGCAAGCAGATTACCGCACACTCCGTAGAGATAAGTGGGAATACTACACAGGTAAGATGTCACAGGAGCGATTGAAAGAATTAGGATGGGAACCTTTCCAATCAAAGATTCTTCGTAACGATCTTGATATCTACTTGGAGTCAGATAAACAACTGTCAGACTTTCAATCCAAGATTGAATATCAACAGGAGAAGGTAGATTACCTAGAGGGCATACTCAAAGGCATCGCCCAACGCCATTGGATAATTCGGAATTCCATCGAATGGCGCAAGTTCACAAACGGTATCATCTAAAACTACCTCATAAGGCAGTCCTAAATAATGGGATGCCTGAAATTGTTGTTCACAAACACAATACGGTCTATACCCGTTTATCATGCGAACCTGCGATTGCCCGTGAGATTCAGGAATACTTCACCTTTGAAGTTCCCAACGCTAGATTCACTCCCGCATTTCGTAATCGACATTGGGACGGTAAGATCAGAATGTTCCAACCACGGAACGGTCTGTTATACATTGGTCTGATAGATTACTTAGCACAGTTCTGCGAAGAACGCAAGTATCATCTCACCGTAGACCAAAAATTTATTAATCCAGTAGAGCCTTGTACACGCGAAGATTGCGTAAATAAGATCATCAAGGGTCTTAATCTGTCGGTACGAGGACAACCAATTGAGCCACATGAGCATCAAGTGGATGCTATTCATCATGCACTCAATACGAATAGATGCTTACTTCTATCTCCTACTGCTAGTGGTAAGAGTCTTATCATCTATGTCCTTGCACGGTTCTATGCAAATCTACTACAACTGACGGATAAAGATAAGGAAGAGCAGCGTAGAGTATTAATAGTTGTTCCTAGTATTTCACTCGTAACTCAACTGTACAACGATTTCAAAGACTATTCGACAAACGATTCAAATGGATGGAATGTCAATGACTATGTCCACAAAGTTTTTGGTGGTGAAGAAAAAGATGACCCAACCAAGGAAATAGTTATTACTACTTGGCAATCGATATACAAACTCCCTAAGGACTATTTTGATCAGTTCGGTGCAGTCATCGGTGATGAGGCGCATCTATTCAAGGCAGCAAGTCTAACGAGCATTATGACTAAACTGACAAACTGCCCATTCCGTATTGCG